GACATGTCCTTCGCCTTCATCTTCTCTTTCTTGACCCAATAGTTTAGGAGAGTCTGGTCTGTCGACCATTTCCAATTACCAACTCCGTCGATGAAGTCCTTAAACTGGGGACGGTTGAGAAACTGTCTTGCAGTCTGCCCCTTCAGATACTCAACAATGGACTTATTCATTACAATCATTCCCATGTTATAGAAATGTGCTCCCCAGTCTCGCCAGTCCCACTGTACATCTGTGAGTTTATTATACTGCATATGCGAGTAGTTCTTGATCTTCATTGCATACTGCCCGCTGATTGGCATGGTGCGTTCAACAACAGCACCAATGTTATACTCATCCTCGAGATCGTCGAAGATGTTGGGGGCATCAGCACGGATGTAAATGTCGGCATCGATGATTGCGATTTGGTCGTAACCTTTCGCAAAACAATCAAGCGCATTTTCTTTTTCGAAGATTGGTAGAAATCCACCGTGCTTCTTGTACGACTCTTCGCTTCGATTCGTTGCGAATAAGTCGGGTTGGATTTTGAGGTGTGGTTCTCTCTGGACAAACTGGTCGATATCGTGCTTCTTGCAGTAATCTGTCACCGAATCGATACACGTGGAATAGAGTTTGGAGTTTTTTGCCTCGCCGAGACAAACTTGATATATGAGTCGCTTCATGTGTTATGTTCCGCTGATGTTCCTATTTCATATTGTACGATTTGGAAACAAGATGCATCTTTAAGATACTTCTTTTGAAATTCTGCTTCCTTCAATCCACTCAGTTTCTTGAACGTCTGATAGATATGACCGTCGACGTTCTCATTCATTTCTCTCGCAAGTGCCCATTCAATCAGGATGCTTGCGGTCTGTCTGTCTATATAGTACCCGCTTCCAGGTGAGATAGTTTCCTTCACTCCCTGCCATGCTTGTTTGTTTCTCGGAAATATCGAGAAGAATCCAAACCTTTCGAATTTAGGCAACGAGCGAAATGGGTAGGTGTCGTGCTCAATGACATAGGTCGGTTCCTCAACTGTTCGCCATAATAGAAAGTGACTGTACCATATCGCTTTCTCTATCTCTGTGAAAGGCGACCCACTGAACTTCTCTGGGGCAAACTGTAGTTCGTCACCAAGTGTGTCTGGCGTTGTTCCCTCGAATATCTCTATATTGTACTTCAATTCTGCCCACTTGTCAAGGCATATCCGAGAATAGTACTGTGACTTGGAATCGCCCGACAGAGCGATCATGCGAATCATTTTGTGAAGACCTTAACCCCATATCGTTTCTCGAAATTGTCTGCGTCCACCTCGTTGTCAACCATGGGTTTGCCCCTTATGTTGAGAGAGGTGTTGAGAAGCATAGGTATTCCTGTCCTCTCATAGTATACTTCGAGAATCTGACGGAATACACTGTGGGATTCCTTGTGGACTAATTGCACTCTTGCCGAGTTGTCGACGTGAGTCACTGAACTATAGTCATGCTTTGCTTGGCAGGAGTATTGCATCCAGCGATTCATATGTCCTTCAAAGTATTCATCTGCATGTTCTTCGAGAATAGCAGGAGCAAATGGTCGGAACTTCTGACGTTGCTTGATCTCGTTCACAGTATCTTTGACATCGTGGCGAACATCGGCGATGAGCGACCTATTGCCATATGCCCGATAACTAAATTCCGCCCTTCCATTGGCAACGCCACAAACTTGATTCTTCAGCAAGTGGTCGACAACTTTCTCTGGATCAAGATTGCCCTTGATTTCGTTGCCCAAATAGGGATGCTCCCAGTTGATGCGGTCTTTGCCAGTATCTTGCATATAATGCCATGCTGCAGCGCCAAGTCCAGCACCACCATCTCCTGGATTCAAGTCGATCCAGACATCGTCAAACAGATCTTTAATACGGGAGTTTGCGATAATATTCTGTGCGACTCCTCCACTGTAGCAGAGTTTGCTTCCATACTGTCTCGCAATTTCCATTGCGTCAAAGATAAGTTCTTCTACGCCTCGTTGCAGCGAAGCAGCTGCATCTTCGACTGACTTACAATTATCGAACAAGTAGTTTTCCATTTTATGAATGTGGTTGACTTTCAGTCTTGACTTCTTTTTCCAAGTAAGACTTCGGTAGAATTCTTGATCATTGGGAGAGAGTTCGTTTATTTGGGGGACAAAATTAAACATCTCATAGAATTGTTTCCAGTGTGTGGGTTCGCCATGACTCGAAAGTCCCATCACAACGTACTCGTCTTCGTTTGCCTTCAACCCCATATCCGGAAGATTTGCGGTGAAGTTGGCATACATGTATCCGATTGATTTGGGAAACATTTCTTCGTACACAACTTCGAAATCAGAATTGAGAATGAGCATTGAACGATATTCACCAATCCCATCAATCGCAACCATCACACAGTCTTCTTTATCGAAAGATTCTGGGCGAGTTGCAAATGCTGCGGCGCAGTGGGAAACGTGATGAGTGGTGGGGAGAAGTCCAGTGCGGATACTTGGGTGTTGCTCCCAAGGTTCACCATCTGCCTTTAAATGGTTACTGGTGAATTGCTCTTCCATGCCAACGCGAAACTCTTTTCGAACACTCCAGTCGTCGTGGCAAATCCACTTCGTGTCTGGGATTGTCATGTACTTTTTGAGGAATGGTGCGGGAATCAAAGGGTCGTGTTTCTTGCCAGTGAATCTTTCTATCATCGTAGCAAATTCAATATCGCCAGATTCGTTTATTAAAGTGACGCTTGCATCGTGGAACCACTCACCACCCAGTCCTAACCATTTCATAATATAGAGTCTTCCTTATTTTACGAATTCGAGTCGACTCATTAGGCGATTTGCTCGATTACCAACTTGGCGATACCAGATAGAATCTCTTCCCTCTATCGAAGCAGTTTTCCAGTCTCCTTCTTGGAGAGCAGCATTCATCTTCTTAAATTTAGATAGGCGTGGGCGACCCATATTGAAGAGCATGTTAACAAGGATCTCTTGTACTGGTTCGGGGAATGAGTCCCAGTGGAATTTGTATAAGACCTTGCACTCTTCGATAGCAATGTCGAGGTCTTTCATGAACAACTCTTCGCATCTCTCGACAGAAATCATTGTACCGACTTCCTTTCCGTGCTCGTAGTCTTCTTCTAAAATAAGATGACCGATACCCACAGTTGGATATCCGAGATGATCAAGGTACACTTCATAGACAACTCCTTCATCGATCTTGAGTTGCTCCATTACTGCTTTCCTGCCTTTAGGCGACATTGTAACCTCTCTATATATTGATAGTGTTTCTTCTTCCAGATCCTTTCTTGGTCTGTTTGAGAAGGTCTTTCCATCCTTGCGGAGTTTTGCTTATGATCGAACCTGTATGCGACACAATTGTAGTGGCACTATTATGAACTATAGACCACTCTCCACTTTTAACCATCTCTTCCATCTTGGAAATAGAACAGAATTCCTCTCGTTCTTCTCCCTCTTTTGTTCTAATGTCATATGTTGGCATATTCGTATTTTCATCCCAGGCAGCGATGTTCTTTATTATACAGATTAAGATTCAGAAGACAACAACTATCTCATATTTATTTGACGATACCCCCACATCCTTGTGGGGGCACGAGATAGGATCACCTCCAATTGGTATTAGATAATTCTGAAATTGTAGAGGTGATGTAATCACGCTCTCTTTTGACTTTGTGTGCCTTTTTAGTTTTGCCTCTCCTTACCAGTTTGTTGATTTGTTGGTTCATCTCTGAACAGTAGTTTTGCAACTCGTTCACGTGGTTTACCATAGGCGACTCCTGTTGGTTAACAAGTCATAACAATTTCGGTAATCCCTCCTTCACGTCTTCTATTTCGAGTCCTTCAGGTGCTTTCTTGTTGATCATATCAGCAATGATCTCTGCATCTTTAGGGTGGATTACCTCAAGTAACCCAATAAACATCGTTTCCCGTTTCAACGGGTGCATGGGATCTGACTTACGTGATCCCTTCACGAAGTATTGGAGTTGGGTATTATTTCTGTGCCAAGAAGTAGGCACTGATTGTTCTTCTGCTGGTGTGTAGGGAACATTCCCTCCAGGAAGATTAAACTGGATACGGTCATCGAACACGCAACGTAGATAGTCTGTCCAAGAGGAGAGTGCACCAAATTTGCGAATCAGTCCGACCCGCTCCTCTTTGTCTTTTGCCTTTGCGATCTTATCGATCATCTCATATAACTCTGGGGTTCTTGTTCCAGGTTGCTGTTCAGTTATCATATCCAAGTTCCTTCTTCAGTCTCGCACTCACATGTTTCCTATGAATACGGACATTCACGATTCCATTCAAGTATTTATCGTCGAACAGAACCTCACGATCAATTTGCTCCATCATTTCGAGCAGGTTCAGGTCTCCCTTTGAGTATCCGAACCGTATTATCTCTCTTATATATCTGTCTGATAAACCGTCGTTAACTGCCTGCTTGATCACTTCGTTCGAGGACCAATAGTTTTTCCAGTCAGATTCTACAAGAGTTTTCTTTCTACGCTTCCTTGTCTTGGTGACGGGGAGAGTCTTTTGTCGATGAAATCTCTTCTGTCCGACATACATCTCGCCCGTAACTGAGTCTGTAATTAGATAAACAAATCCAACCCAATCGGGGTCAAGGTCATCATATTCAGGTGCGAAGGGTTTACCCTCGTACAACCAATCCTTGCTCATAAAGTATTTCCCGATTCTTCAAATGTTCATCTTCAATATCTTTCTTGGACTGACCGAAATACTTTACTGCCAGTTTCTTAATTATCATCGCATCGTTGATTGCCATCTCACGATCAAACTCGGGCAAGAAACAAATCAGTTCTCCGAGGATTCTTCCGTACTTGCCTTTGCCGTCAAGGTGAGTGCGTAGGGTGAAAGTGGACCCAACTTTGATATGGTCTTCGATATATTGCGCGGCGAGTTTACCACACTTCTTTTCTTCAAGGTCTCGAGTACGAGACTCAGGCGTATCAATGCCATATAGACGAATGCGCTGATTGCTGAGGATAATATCAAACCCGCAGTTAATATCCACATCAACGGTGTCACCGTCAACAACCCTGCGTAGTATAGAACGGTATTCATACATCCTTAATCCTCGTTGCAACCATATGTGGTGTTTTTGTTCACCATTGTGTATGGCGTTGTTTGGGATATCTCGAAACTCTGCGTGGCAGTGTCCCATGTCATTTCGACGTTCCAGTCTCGACCCTCAACCCTAATTCCTTCGAGAATCAATCTGTCTTTCCAGACATGAATCCTTCTGACATCAGTCAACTCTACCTCATCAGGATCCCGAATAAACTCTGTCACGAACCCATTGACGCAGAACTCCCTTTCTGCCCAATTGTAGTCGCCATCTTCAGTATATGCCATTACGACTACTCGGTGTCTGCCATCTGTCCAATTCTTAAAGTTGACTGTCTGACCGAATCCAGAATATTTAGCATCGGGGACGTTCGGAAAGGCATTTTTCACATCTACCCTTTGACCGCCTACAGGAACTTCAAATGTGAATATATCATCAACATAGATTTCTACAAAGGACACTCTCTCGGTAGGATGTAATGTCCATCCTCTGATACCACTGATGTTCGCATTTGTGCTATCCTGCGTAGGAGTCTCGATCGTGACACGGATATCTGTGTCACGAACTTGGGCATGAGCAGTAAGAGCACACAACAGAACCAAAGATAGTGTGCACAAAATTCTCATGCTTCTTCGACCTCTACAGGTGAACCGCACATCGGGCAAAATGAAGGCATTTCATCATTGTCTTCGATGAAGACCTGAGAGTCCTTCTCACAAATTTCACAATTGATTTCGAATTCCATTATTTTTCCTTATTCTCAAAAGTCCCATTTACACGGAACGCCGTTACACGTTCCAGGTGCTACAATACTAACTGAAGTTCTTGATTCGGATTTCAGTATCACCCTGTGAGTGATCCCGCAAGGCATATACAATAACTTATCCATTTCACCAAGTTCTATCGACTTAACCTTTCCTTCATGCTGACTGAAATACTCCCAAACGGTTTCTCCCTCCATATTAAAGGCAAATACATCATACCCATCTACATGCCAAGGTAATGTTGCTGCTGCACCCTCGACACCTGCAGATGTGAAACAACTCAACGTTGAAACCTCAGCGTACCTTTGTCTCAGTTGTTGAAGGAACTCTGGAATTATTTCTGGTCTTTTAGTTAATTCCATACATCTGAGGACGTGTGCCCTTACACTCTCTTCTTCCTCCGGATGTCGGTCTATCTTTCCAGCATGCCAACCCTTCGGAGCTGACGCACATACCGACCAAAATTCATCAACAGATATCGCCATTTCTTTGATATCTTCAGGGAAAGCATACACCACAGGTCTGTTTTCGTTTCTTGTCGTAACCTTTCTTGGCATATATATTACGCTGCTGCAGCGCCCCATATGTCGTTCCAGTCACCAGACAGCGCACCGCGTGCATAGTCTGTGCTTCTGTTCTCGAAGAAGTTTGTATGTGTTGGAGCATTGATCATCTCTTCAACCCATAGCAGTGGATTCTTCTTCACTTTGAATAGACCTTTCATTCCAAGTGAGATCAGTCGACGGTCTGCGATGTATCGGATGTACATCTTCACATCGTTCGCTGTAAGGTTCTCCATTGGACCAATCGCAAAAGCAAGGTCAATGAACTTGTCTTCCAACTCCACCATTTTTTCTGCGATTGAGTAGATCTTCGACTTGAGGTCATCGTTCCAGATCTCGATGTTCTCTTCAACATACTGACGGAACAACTTGATCATGGACTCAGCATGCATCGTCTCGTCGACGATGGACCAAGTGACGATCTGCCCCATTCCCTTCATTTTACCGTGTCGGGGGAAGTTGAGTAGCATGATAAACGAGGAGAACAACTGCATACCCTCCGTAAACGCCGAGAATGCCGCGATATTTGCTGCAACCGACGCCGTGGTACCATTCTCCCCCGATAACTCGAGGAAGTACTCGTGCTTCTCTCGCATTGCCTCGTACTCGAGGAACTCGTTGTAGGTGGAGTCGGGCATACCCAAGGTTTCTATCAGGTGCGAGTATGCAGCGACGTGGAGCGCCTCTCTCGCAGCGAAACCCATAAGCATCATGCGTACTTCTGGTTGCTTGAAATATGGCAGATAATTGTTGACATATCCACCTGCTACGTCGATATCTCCCTGAGTGAAGAATCGGAAGATATTTGTGAGGAATGCTTTCTCCTCATGTGACAGTTTACGTTGCCAGTCTTTCACATCTTCTGCCATTGGCACTTCAGTGTGTAACCAATGCGATTGTTCGTGCTTCAACCATGCCTCGTATGCCCATGGATACTGGAATGGTTTGAAGTAATCTCTTTCGTCCATTAGTGTCAGTTTTGACATTTTAACTCCTTGAATTGCTCCACCATGTCACAAGAACTATCCTGTGACCCTCGTATACCCTTGAAACGCCATGTTGCAAATCAGGTCCATAACAAAGAGTCTCACCATCATTTATATCAATGACATCGGGGATTATTGCGTCCCCGTAAAAGTCCTTACCTTTTTCCCGTACTGCTTCCATATGACTGGGTCTTCCAGATTGTTCATAGCGTGCATTGACTACTGACCACCCACCGACGAGATCTTTTGACTCGAGTAAGGTAACCAATGTCATGTCAGATGTATTATCTGTATGTACTTTTGTGAAAGATCCAGGGGGGTACTTCAGAAAATAACCAGAACCGATCTGGTTTTCAGTGCGTGCCCTTTTATGTAGCGTTTTCATGAATCCGCTATTTTGTGCAGATGCAGGGATCTCGCATCTTTCTACTTTAAAAAGGTTATAATATTGCCAATATTCAACATTAGAAAGAGAATGGTATAATTCCATCGCCTCTTGCATCTCTTCTTGACTCAATAATCTTTCTTTGGTGTATCCACCCATAACAATACCTAAACCTCAACCTTCGCAGGCAAGGCACTCTTCATCATTCACCATTGCCGACATATCAATCTCTTTGATTACTTGTCGTTCAATACGGGCACTCACCTTGTCTGCCTTACCCAGTTTTTCTGAGCGACAGTAGTACATAGTCTTCAGTCCACGCTTCCATGCGAGGAAGTGGACAGCATGTAAGTACAAGATGCTGGTGTCAGGACGGAAGAAGACATTGAGAGATTGCCCCTGATCGACAAAGTTCTGACGATCTGCAGCGTGTTCAATCACCCAACGCTGGTCAATCTCCATCGATGTCTTGAATACATCTTTCTCTTCTTGGGTGAGAAACCTTATGTGCTGACAAGAACCGTCATTGGCGATTATTCCCGACCATATCTCGTCATAATCCTGCTTTGTCTCGCCCGATTCAATTTTCTCTTTAATTTTCGCATCCAGATACTTGTTCTTGTTGAGATATGCACCTGAGAGTGTATCCTGCCTGTAAGCATTCGCCCTAAATGGTTCAATGGACGGCGAAGTGTTTCCCATAATAATACTACTTGAAGCATTAGGAGCGATCGCCATAGTGTGACTAAATCTTCGTCCCGTGCCTGCAGCATCAGGCGCTTCCCCTCGTTCTTCACCAAGTTCCAGGTTTGCATTGTCTAATTTCCTCCTTATGTGCGAGAATAGACGATTGTTCGTTACCTTCGCCATCGCACACTCGAAGGGTAGATTCTTCTCCTGGAGATAAGCATGGAAACCCAGCGCACCTATGCCAATACTCCTCTCTCGAGACGCAGAGTACACTGCTCGCGCAACTGAGGGTGGTGCTTGGGTTATGAAGTGCGTTAGCACGTTGTCTAACATCTCCGCCATGTCTCGAAGGAATAAATCGTTCTTGCTCCAAGCATCATAGTGCTCGAGATTGACAGAAGAGAGGCAGCAAACAGCAGTTCTCTCCTCATTTGTCGGAAGAATGATTTCTGAGCATAGGTTCGATTGATGAACCTTGAGACCGAGTTTTTTCTGAAATTCTGGCAGAGATCTATTTGATGTGTCGATGAAGTGTAGGTATGGTTCACCTGTCTCCATCCTCATCTCTATAATCTTCTGCCAGAGGGATTTCGCAGATACCGTCTCGCGAACTTCGCCCGAATGAGGGTCACATAAATTGAATCCATCATCTGCTTCAGGGTCTTGCATGCAACGCTCGATCAATTCCATGAATCGGTCGCTGATATTGATACCATGGTGCAGGTTGAGACATCGACGGTTCGGATCGCCAGTAGGTTTACGCATCTCCAGAAACTCGATAATATCTGGGTGAGAGATATCAAGGTATGCAGCATATGACCCACGACGAGTCTTGCCCTGACGATATGCCAGAGAAGATGCGTCGTATGTCTTGAGGTGCGGAATCACACCAGTTGATTTTTCGTCTGAAGAACGAATACCGAAACCGATACCAACACCACCGCCCATCATGGACAACCAGTTTGTTTCGGACAGATTAGCAACCAGTCCCTCAGCAGTATCCTCGATAAAGTTGAGGAAACATGAGATTGGCATACCCTTTCCCGTGCGCCCGTATGCGAGAATGGGTGTAGAGTAGGACAACCAATGCTTGGATGAGTATTCGTAGAGACGTTGGGCGTGTTCTGGGTCAGAACCGAATTTCTGCGAGACGAATGCGAACCTGTGTTGCGGAGACTCTTCGTCGTCACGCATGTAAGATTCTTTTAGTCTTTGTATTCCAAGGGGGTCAAATAGTTTGTCGCGGGATAGGTCAATTTCAATGCCAAGGTAATTTTCTTTCACTTCAAATCCTCACTGTACAGTAGTTTTTTATCAGGTAGGATTATATAGCGTTATTCTATTTCATTAGTCGTTTTCGTTTTCCCATAACTTCAATATAATTTCGAGTCAGGACTTTATGCTTTCGCTTCTTCGATCCCATGTCCTTGGTGTCTTGAGGAATACCTGCATCAGCGGTAGTCATCATTTCTTCCACATGGTCTTTAAAACTTTTCATTTGATTCCCCTTTATAGTCTCAACTCGCCAGTTGTGACATACATCATTTGTTTAGTTTTTAAATGAGTCACTTCGTATACAGGGACCCCAAGAGATTCTCCGATAGGATAGTTGTCCATATCCACAATTACGGTATCGCCCTGTGCACAAAGTTCTTCGCAAGTTGAGTTTACGAGTTTCGAAGTTGCGATTTTATACTTTCCTGGAGACAGCATTGAGTCTTCAGTTACAAACCACTGAGTTGACTCATCCAAGAAACCGAGAGGGTCGATGCCTGCTCGTTCAACAATTTTATCAATTGATTTATCAGACAGTTGTAAATGCTCTTTGATCAAGAACAGTGCGGAGATGTATGAAGCAAACTTGCTGCTACCGCCTGGAACTTTCGCTAACAACTTTTTGAGATTGAATACGAGTCGATGGAATGCGTTGTAGGCAGATTTTTCTTCTGGCGTTTTTGCCTTCTTAATCTTATTGCCCTTCTCATCGATAAGACCCAGTTTATATGCAGTGGTGTCTTCGAACTTGGTCGTCAACAGACGCAGGAAGCGTAATGTATAGGCAAGGTCACCTGCTCTGGATAAGATTCCCATTAGAGTAGTTCCAATTTTTTTATAACCCAAGGGTCAGACTCTATACCATCAAAGTCATTTCCCCTGATTGCCTTCAAGTACTCCAAGAAGGGTTTGATGATGGGCAAACTCTCTGCCCCAACCTTGTGCATTAACATAAGAATAGCAGGTTCGTTACCGAACACATTTAACAAGACGGTGATGTGATTGAGTAACAATCTTTCGCGCAACTCGTCCCCACGAGTATAACGATTCACCAACCTCTTGATATACTTGAACCTGCTCAGTTCTTCGTAAAACTCATCGGCATCAATACAACGAGGAGTATGATAATGCTTTGCTGCATAGATGAGAAAGTTCTCATCATTCAGTTCTTCAAATCTCATAATATAGACCGCTTTTTATGACTGTGATTTTAAATCCGCAATCATGTTTACTTTTGTTTTGCGCTTATCAAGTTCTACGCCCAACTCTCGAGCAACCTGCTCAATCTGCCCTTTGGTCATCTTCTTCAGTTCTGCATCAGATGGAACTTGAGGTTTTGGTTCGGACACTTCCTTTCCAGAAGGAAGAAATCCAATCCAGTAGATGATGACACACAATGCCAGCGCTGCTGGGACCAGTAATAATAATTCGCTCATACTCACCTCTTATGCCTTTGGTCCGCGAGAACCCTTGTTTGCGTTAGTCGCAGGCACCTTAGCATACTTGCCCTTGATCTTATCGTCAGCATTACCAGAACCAGTCATGCGCTTCTTGAAGTTAGCAGTTGAAGCAGCAGATGGTTTCTTCGGGTTTTTAGGATCCCTTTGGTCTATCTTGCTCATGTGGTCAGTAGTCTGCGCGTCTGCCTTCTTCTTGTAGCGAGTCAGAAGGTTCTTTGACAGTTCGTCCAGTTGCTCTTCAGACAGAGACTCAACGAATTGGTCAACGTCTTCTTTAGCGACCTTTGGAAAGGGTTTCATGTCACCGTTATCCAATTTATCCGTGCCACGACGATTGGGCGACTGACTCTTAACTGCATCAGCACCTGCCTTCGATACATCATCAACTGACTGGTCATACTTGACCTCAAACTCTTTGTCAGACTTCTGGTGCTGGCGGATAAATTCTTTAGACTTGGGCGACTCTTTGTCGACCAGACCTTCGGGTTCAGTAGACGACGTATTGTGCTTGTCGTACTCTTTGGTATTGGGATTAGTCTTTGATTGACCAAGAGGTTCCATATCCTGAGCAGGTTTGTTCTTGCCCTTGAAGTTGAACTCTTTGCCATATGGCCACTCGTTAGCAACCTTTTCCATGAAAGTAGCAAAGTCGATAACGGGAGCATTGAAGTCAAGTTTTGGTTCTGTCGACTCGGACACGCCACCCTTTGAGTGCTTCTCGGGGTCGCCTGCCTTCACCTTTCCCATAGGATCTTGAGGTTTCTTTGCTTTCTTTTGCTGGGCACCTTCAACAGATTCTTTATCAGGAGTACCTGGAACAACTTTCTGCATCGGGTCTTGAGTGGACTCACTGTATGATGGTTTTGAGTTCTTTTCAGGATCACCTGGAACACACTTCCCCATAGGGTCTGATTTCTTCTTATCGCCCTTTCTGGGATCGCCACCTTTGATGGGATCAGCAGGTTCGTTTGCTTCTTTGTTCAACATCGCCATATCTTTATCATCGATATCGCCGTCGTTGTCCTTGTCGAAGTGCTTCTTCTGCTTGGCAGAAAGTTTCTTGCCTTCCTGCACTTCGAGGTATGCTTCCCATACACTCTTCATTTGCTTGAGGTCCATTATTTTTGCTCCTGGGTATTTTGTTCGGTAGTGTTATTTATACTCTCTTTCGACTTGGTTATTTGGTCTTCGTAGTATATGATAACTGCTTGCTGTTGCTTTATATATCTTCGGATATCGGCGAGGTTCAGAGACAGATTTTCGTAGTGCGGAACAGAGATTGCAAAGAATACAAGGTCTCCATTATCGTTCTCGAAGTTCTTCTCAAACTCATCAATATTGTCAGTGGTAACAGTGTACCACTTCACGTCCGACATACTGATCGGACGAGGAGATCTCTGTAGAGGAATGTCGGGCGTCTTGTAGACAACCTGAGTTACTACAACCTCTTCAGGTTTACTGAGGAGACTGCACCCCGTCGTCAGTAGCAGCACCACTGACAGACTCAATAGCGTCAAACGCTTTCTTTGTCCCATTGTTTACTCTCGTTTCTATTAGTCCAGGTTTCTTGAGTGCCAACCTCGTGAGGTCATGCTTACCAAACACCTCAATCAGTCGGTTACGACTCTCTTCGGATTCTTCTAATCTCTCTTGAAGTTCCTCGTTCAACTCAGCATTGATTTCTGCTTGTTGTTCCATACCTTCTATTGTTGCCATATTCGTTTCGTTTGCAAGTTTCAACTCGGCATTATTTGCGTGTAGTTGTGCAATACGTGCTTGGGTGTCAGTATAGTAGAACCAACCACCACCTGCGATCGAACCTGCTAATAGTAAGACGAGAAGTATAGGCATTATTTTGCTCTCTTGCGGAGTTCCTTTGTGACCATGATTTGAAACTTACGCTTTTCTTGAGGTTTCTGTAAACTATCGAATCGCTTGAGCAGTTTGTCAATCATTGCTTTGGGTAGTCGCGCAGTACGACCCTTGGGAGATACGATAATGTCGTGATTGCCCTTGAGGTCTTGTGCCTTACGGAGTTGCATGACGATGTTGCGATCGCCTGCCTCCATAGAACCCATATGCTTCTTGCCAGTACTGGTTTTGGTTGCACTCTGCTTCTTCGGCGCTGCTTTCTTCGCCTTTGCTACTCCGCGCAACTCGTCTTGTGCCTTTGCCTTCAACTTTCGTAACTCGACAGAAGAACGAGGCAACTGACCACCTGCAAGTTCCTTCATCTTATTGCGCAGTTTGGCAGACATTGCCTCACTAATTGTTTTGCTTTCCATTGTAGAAAGTCTGCCCAGTTTAGTTGAGGTGGAAACCTCTTCCATAATCCTACGACCATCTGTCTTGTGGACTGTCGCCTTATGTCCAACACGATTGGTCTTATTGACCCGATCGGCATATTTCTGTGCGCCAGAAGAAGTAGGGTGATAGTGCTTGATCATCTTCTTGCCCCCAGGTTTTGTGACCACCACAAGATGACCTGCCTTGTCAGTATGGTCACGAGGGTCCATTGACTCTTTCTGAGTAGCACTTCCACCGACGTTGTAGCGAGACTTCGAAGTCTTGCCAGTCTTGATATTTCGAGACACCTTATACCCGTTGCCAGAAGTGGTAGTAACTGACTGCCCACTTGTGCCACCTGGTGCTCCCTTGCGCCCACTCGAGCGCGAGGAGGATGAAGATGAGGATGAGGAAGAAGAGGATGAAGTAGAATTTCTCATTGGGTTCTTCTTGACCATTAGGAATTCGTCAACCGATTCTTTTTCGACATCTTGATGCGCCGGAACCATTCGCACCTTTGTCTTACCATCCTTGTCTTTGAAGTTTTGTGGTTTCTTTGCAGATGCATTGGTGTGGAGGTCAGTGTCAGTCTGTTGAGAATCTTCGTTTTTAGGCACGCAGTTGTTGACCACCTTACCATTCTTGACCTTCGTCCCAACTTTCTTATGAGTATCCCAGCATTCTCCCTCGTTGACGCCTTCTTCGACCTTTCCTGCTGCCATACCACGAAAGTATTTCTTTGCATCAGAGGGCGTTGCTCGCTCAACGTTCTTAACGAAATCTGGTTTCTTGAACATCTTTCGCAGGTCGCTTTTAACCTTTGCTGGAGAACCATCAACGAAAACTGGTCCCAAACCTTCAATGTCAACTCTTGATAGGGATTCGCTTACACCTTCTGCTTCTTCTTTCATGGTTTTCCAACCTCCACCTGCTGCCTTGTATTGTTTTGCTGCCCACCCATTTGCATATGCTGATGGGTAAACATCGAATTTGGATTTCGCTTGTGATTTAAACTTCGCCCAGAGTTTTGGATTCGTTGGCGTGTTCTTCTCATCAATTGATTCATTTTTATCTGTCTTTACCATAACTGGTTTACCACCCTTTCCTGAGCGATCAGCAACAGGGTCTGCTCGGCGCTTTCTTCGAGCAGAAGAACCTCTTTCCTTCTTACTCATACTGTGCGCTTTAGATCGTGGCATGCACTTGGGTTTACCTTCACCCTCTTCTCTTGCACAATCTCCCTTAATCTCGCCGTCAGTACCAACCCGAACCCAATCGCCTTTCTTACCCTTTCCGAACCACTTGCGGAGATCTTCCCCGACCTGTTCGTAAGGACGACCCTTGTGCTTTATGGCACCCCGTTTCATTGCCTTCTTACGATCCTTCATCACATGAGATTTGTTGAAAGTCTTGGCATGTTTGGCAACAGGGTTGTTGATCTTGAGGTTAGTTTCCTGTGAATTGACTATTTTACTTCCAGAAGCAATCTTTCCGTCCTCACTGGACTCGTTGGGTGTTAACTCCTTTGCCCTTTTCGTCGAGGCATCAGTTCCCCATTCGTGCTTGCTTGGTTTATATTTGCTCATTAGCAGTTCCATCTCCGTCGTGCTGCTTTGCCTCTTTCTCCGTCCCAACTTCGCGAACGAGCGCAAAAAGATTTACGTCTTCCTGCTGCCTTGCCCTTTGGATCAAGTTTAGAGGGTTTTGTAGTAACAGCTGTCTTTAGATTCCCGCCTGTCTTCCTGTTTTCGGCATCGACACCTTTTTGGGTCAACCCAGCGCCATCATCTACAGAGCGTTTATGTCCAGACTTGACCCCACCCTCAGATAATTGTAGAAATTCGATAAACCGCTTCATTTCATTCCTCATATTTCTGTCGGGCATAAAAAAGACCTATCAAGTTGCCCTAATAGGTCTTATTTATACCATCTTTGAACTA